GCTGCTTTGCAAAATTGCGCTTTTGTATCAACATCTGAAATGACAAGAGACAACCCATCTGAGCCTTTTGCTTTCCTTATGGAAGCCTCAATGCTTGGAATTGGTGTTGGTTTTGACGATAAAGGTGCTGATAAAGATTTTTCAATTTATGAACCCAATAAAGGGACAATCACGCATGTGATAACAGATGACCGTGAAGGATGGGCAATAGCAACATCAGAACTCATTAATTCATATTTGAAACCAGATCAAAACTATATTGAGTTTGATTATTCACTCGTTAGACCTTACGGTTCGGTTATTGCAACATTTGGTGGAACAGCATCTGGACCTGAGCCGCTCGAAAAACTACACAAAGCCATTAAGAAAAAATTTACAGGTCGTGCAGGTCAGAAATTGACATCCGTTGATATTGCAGATATTGGCAATCTAATTGGTGTATGCGTTGTATCGGGCAATGTGCGCAGATCGGCAGAATTGTTTATTGGCAAGAATACTGAAGAGTTTTTGAACCTTAAGAATTCGGAAACTTTTCCTGAAAGAAACTCTTATGATCCTGAAAATCCCGGCTGGGGCTGGATGAGTAATAACTCTATTGAAACCACAGTTGGCGCAGATATCTCAAACATTGTTGATGGCATTGCTCTCAATGGTGAGCCTGGGGTTATTTGGATGGACATGTCTAGAAAGTATGGTCGTTTAATTGATCCACCAAACAATAAGGACTGGCGTGTATCAGGATATAACCCCTGTGCAGAGCAGTCACTTGAATCCTATGAGTGCTGTACGCTCGTTGAGACTTATTTAAATCGCCATGAGTCACTTGAGGACTATAAGCGTACTTTAAAGTTTGCATACCTCTACGCAAAGACTGTAACTCTTCTTCCAACCCATTGGGAAAAGACAAATGCAATCATGCAGAGAAATCGCCGTATTGGAGCATCCATGTCTGGCATTGCTAATTTTGCTGACAATCATGGAATCCCCAAACTTCGTGAATGGATGGATGAGGGATATGAAGTTATTAAGAGATATGACAATATTTACTCTGAATGGTTTGGTATTCGTGAATCAATCAAGATGACAACAGTTAAGCCTTCCGGCACTGTTTCTATTCTTGCTGGAGAATCGCCGGGAGTTCATTGGACACCGGGCGGTAAGTATTTCAACAGAGCTATTCGCTTTGCCAATGATGATCCGATGCTTCCCCTTTTCAGAATGGCTAACTACAGAGTTGAACCTGCTTCCGAGTCCCCAGACACTACATCTGTTGTATTCTTCCCAATTAAGTCTGATGCGAAGAGGGCTGAGAGAGATGTAACTATTTTTGAAAAAATGGCTCTTGCTTCTGTTGCTCAAAGATACTGGTCAGATAACTCAGTATCTGTAACAATCTCTTTTGACTCAGAAACTGAGCAGAAGTATGTTGGAACAGTTCTTCACATGTATGACGGTCAGTTGAAAACTGTTTCATTCTTGCCATCAGGAAACTTTACATATCCACAAATGCCTTACACGCAAATTACCGAAGAGGAGTACCAAGAGGATGGGGAGAACAAATTGTTCCCAATTGATTTCTCTGGCGTATACGCAGGAATGGCTGCAGATGCTATCGGCGAAAACTACTGCAGCACAGATTCTTGCGAAATCAAACTTATTAAAGACAACATTTCTAAATAATCGTACAAACTTGTACCGTTAATGTGGATAAATTAAAGAAAGTAGTGTAGAATTGTCTCAAATGTCTTCAGATATGATTAAAAGTAAAAACATCTGGGTTCCAGAGAGAGCATATGGCGTTTGTCTTTGGATTATGCCAGATGGCTTCCCCTTATCTGATGGAGAAAATGTTCTTTGTGCAGAAGGTCTTGTTGGCGATGAAGCCCTTGAACTTCGTGTTGCTGAGGCTGCCAAGTATTGGACAGGTTCTGAGGATGGAGTAATCCGTTGGGTTCCTGGTGCAAGAAAAGTTTCTTCTGATGAGAGAGATGACCAAGCAGAAAGACTCGCTGACGGTCTAGTCGCTGATCCATTTGAAGACATGTATGACCAACACTTTGGGAGAAAATAATGGATAACAGAATGGTATTAGCCGATACGGAAATTGATGATGAAATTGATGATATTTCATATACTGGATTTTCGTCAACAGAAGAATCAGTAGATCCCTTCTCTATTGTAAAAATAAGTTCTCTTTCTCCAAAGATGAAAAGAAAAGCTTACAAACTGCAGAAAAGGCATGAAGGTGAGGATGGAACTAAGTCCAAGTACCTAGATCCAGAAGTCATTAATGGCTACTCCCTTTGGGATATTGTAAACCCTCCATACGATCTTGATGGTCTTGCAAAACTTTATGACCAAAGTGCAATTCATTGCGCTGCAATTAATGCAAGAGTTATGAACACAGTCGGTCTTGGTTTTGAATTTGATGAAACATTAAAGTCAAGAAGAAGAATAGAAAAAGCACAAGATGACCCAGCAAAGTTGGAGAGGACTCGTAAAAATCTCCAAGACCTGAGAGAAGAGCTTGAAGTTTTGTTTGAAGACTTGAATGTTGAAGAAACATTGATTGAAACTTTGGTTCGTGTTTGGCAAGACTGCTTGACTGTCGGTAACGGCTATTTGGAAGTTGGTCGCAATAATGCAGGGAAAGTTGGGTATATAGGGCATATTCCTGCAACCATGGTTCGTGTAAGAAGACATCGTGATGGCTTTGTTCAGCTTTCAAGAGCAAATAAGATTCAAGCCGTGTTTTTTAGAAACTTTCAGGACTTGGAGATGGCAGATCCAATTAATGCTGATCCAAGTCCAAATGAGATTATTCATTTTAAAATGTATTCACCAAATAATACTTACTATGGTATTCCAGCAGCCGTGTCTGCTGCGGCAGCTATTGTTGGAGATAAATTTGCAAAAGAATATAACATAGATTATTTTGAAAATAAAGCAATCCCCCGTTATGCAATTATTCTTAAAGGTGCAAAACTTAGTAACCGTTCTAAAATGGAACTGGTTAACTACTTTAGAACTGAAGTGAAAGGTCGCAACCACGGAACTCTTATTGTTCCGTTACCTGCTGGAATTGGCGGAGATGCTGACATTAAGTTTGAAAAATTAGAAGCCGGGATTCAAGATGCTTCTTTTGACAAATACCGCAAATCAAATCGTGATGAAATCCTTATTGCAAACAGAGTGCCTGCTCCAAAAGTTGGTGTCTATGATAACGCAAACCTTGCTGTATCAAGAGATGCGGACAAAACATTTAAAATCCAAGTAATTGGACCGGATCAGGCGATTATTGAAAAGAAGATTAATCGTCTTCTTGCAGAGTTCACAGACCTTCTTCAGTTTAAGTTGAAGAAGATAGACCTTCTTGACGAAGATATGGAATCAAGAATTTATGACAGATATCTCCGCACAGAAGTTGTTAGTCCAAACGAGGTCAGAAGCAAAATTGGTCTTCCTGAAAGATCTCAGGGAGATGAGATGTTGCCATTCCCAACAAAGGTTAAGCAGGAGAATGGTGGAGCTCCTATTGGAAATTCCAACAATGCATCCTCTGAACCGCCAAAGTCTAGATCTGACAGTGGAGCAACACCGAGTGGTGTTCAGGCTGCTGGGGATCAAAAAGAAAGAGGTCAGAGTCAAGACTCTGGCGACAATATAGATACCGTTAAGGTATTTGAAGGAGAAACAAATGAGTGAGGGTACTTTAGTATTTTCGAATACAGCACTAACCAGCGCTAGTGGCGCTGTAAGTATAGGAAGTCACACGGATTCTATTCGTGTTCTTAATACGCATGCAACTACTAATGCAATTATAAAATTAAACGGAGGACCATTAACAATTCTTGCTCCGGCAATTAACAGCGGTGGTGGTTATCTAAAAGTAGATGGCGATTATACAACTATTGAAGTAATAACAGCTAATGTAACAGTTGCTGTAATGGCTTTTGGCTAATTATACAAATAATAGTGTATAATATAAGATTACGAGGTGACTATGGAAAATTTTAACTTGTCCTTCCCTATTGACATGATCAAGAAGGAAGAGAGAATTGTAAGCGGTATTGCTACTGCTGATAATATAGATAAAAGTGGAGACATTGTTGACTTTACTGCCTCTGTTGCGGCATTTAAAAATTGGGGCGGAAACATTCGTGAGATGCATGCCCCAGTTGCTGTAGGTAAAGCTGTAAGTTATAAGCCAATCCAAGTGATGGGTGAAGATGGCACTATGTACAATGCTGTTCGTGTTGATGCCTATATTTCAAAGGGAGCCGAGAATACTTGGCAAAAAGTTCTTGACGGAACTCTTCGTGCATTCTCAATTGGCGGAAAGATTCTTGAAAAAGTTGAGTCAACAGAAAAAATGCATCGTGGTAAGCCAGTTAATGTAATTAAGAACTATGTTCTTGGCGAACTAAGTCTTGTAGACAATCCAGCAAACGCATTGGCGATTGTTGATATTATCAAAATGGATGTTGATGGAAATCTTGATTACATCCTAGATCTCGTTGAGGGTATTGATTTTGAAAAAGCAAAACAACCTATAAAAGACCCCAAAGGTGGTTTGACCGCTGCAGGTCGTAGACATTTTAAAGAAACTGAGGGTGCAAATCTTAAGCCCGGAGTTCGGGGTGCGGCATATACTCCAGAAAAGATGCGTAGAAAGGGTTCTTTCCTGACACGCTTCTTTACAAATCCATCTGGTCCAATGAAGGACTCAAAGGGCAGACCAACAAGACTCGCCCTTTCAGCAACGGCATGGGGTGAACCTGTGCCACAGAATGCACAAGATGCAGCAGAACTTGCTGCGAAAGGTCGCAGACTTCTTGAGAGATATGCCAAGACGAAAGAAAAAAGCATTGAAAAAGAAGGAGAAGTGACAACTGGAAACATGGGTGCTGGTATTAAAAATCCAGAACAGGGTTATCCAAAGAAAAAGAAAAAGGAGTCTTCAATGACAAATGAAATAAAAAAAGAATCCCCAGAAGAAAGCATTGAAGATAATGATTCAATTAATGAAGTGCTTAAGGAAATGATGGATTCAATCAGTGCAACTGATAATAATAGTGAATTAGTTGAAAAGCAAGAGAATGAATTGCAAAATGATATAAACTATGATAAGGTCTTTAACATGAATGAACAAGAAATAGACAAACTATCTCTACTAAAAAGAGTAGTTAATTGGCTTGTTCCAGATGTTCAAGAAAATGCTTCAACACAAGTTGAAGTAACTGAAAACACACAGGAGGAAGAAATGGATATTGAAATCCTAAAAAACGCTCTCAGTGATGTGGTTGATCAAAAACTCGAAACCTTCGCTACTTCAATTAAAGAAGAGATTGAAGCTTCGGTTCAAAATAAGATTGATGATATTACAAAGGGATTTGAAGCCAGCACTGCTGAACTTCAAGAAAAATTAGAAGCAACAGAGTTAGCTCTGTCCGAGCAGGAAGAGCAGGTTAAAGCCTTTGCTACCGCCGGTGCTATCAAGAAAAGTGTTGATCCAGAGGATGATGAGGATGGCGAGGAACTTACCAAGTCCGCTCCAGCATCGCTATGGAACAATGTATATTTGCCACAAGGTTTAATTAACTCCTTGGGCTATAAGTCATAATAGGAGGAAAAACAAAATGGCATCACAAGAAGAAATTCTATCAAAAGCTGACGAAGTAACAACTGGGGTTGTAGGTAATGATTCAGGTGGTTTGATGAAACCAGCTCAATCAAATCGATTCCTCGATTTTGTTATTGATCAGTCTGTACTTATGCAGAACGCAAGAGTCGTTCGTATGCGTACACCACAAATGGAAATCGATAAGGTTTCCGTAGGCACTCGCTTGCTTTCAAAGGCAACAGAGGCAACAGACAGCGGTGCAAATGCCGCTGTAACATTCAGTAAGGTTTCATTGTCAACCGTTAAGCTTCGTCTTGACTGGGCATTGAGCACTGAGTCTTTGGAAGACAACATTGAAGGTGCATCTCTTGAAGATCACATCGCACAGGTTATGGCTCGTCAAACAGCTAACGACCTTGACGATTTGTTCATCAATGGTAATACATCTTCAAACAATGGTCTTCTCAAGGCACTTGATGGCTTTGTAAAGCTTGCTAAGACAAATGGTCGTGTAGTTGATGAGGCTGGTAATCAGGTTTCAAGAGCTACTTATGACCGTATTCTTCGCAATATGCCAACTAAGTACCTTCAGCGCAGAAATGAACTGAGATTCTTCTCTGGTTCAGGCAATGTTCAAGACACCATCTACAGCTTGGGTAATCCAAACTCCGCAACACTTGCAACTGCAGGTGCACCATCTCCCGGTTCAACAACTGGCGATGTGGCGTTCCTTCAGGGAGCAATGCGTGGCAATGGTGGTCCGGGTTCAACTGGTATTTCACCATTCGGTATTCCGTTGATTGAAGTTCCTTTGATGCCAGAAACAGTTACTGGTGACTACTCAGGCGCAACAGGATCACATGGTCATGTGGAACTCACATTCCCTAATAACCGTGTTATCGGTATCCACCGTGATATCACTGTATACCGTCAGTTCAAGCCAAAGACAGACACAATCGAATATACTCAGTACATGAGAGTTGCAAGCAACATTGAAAATGCCGATTCATATGTAATCGGTAAGAATGTCAAGCTTCGTACACTGTAATTAGTAATTAAAAATTTGTGATTGGGAGGGGTGAAATATCCCCTCCTTTTCGCATTTTATAGTTAAGTATGGTAAGATATTTATCATGAGTGAAAATATTGTTACCTCAACATCACTGAATGTTGACAAAACCCCGGCTAAGAAAGCACCAGCCAAGAAAGCTGCTGCAAAAACAAAAGAAGCAAAACCAGCTTCAAGTTCAGCAAGTTCTGTTAATCCAGACCTTGTTGTTATTATCTTTGAAAGCGGTGCTGCCTATAGTGGAAATGGTCTTTTCTTTACAAGAGAAGATTATATTCAAGAAGTTACACAGGAACAAGCCGCTTTCCTTCTCACTCTTGAAAATTTTAGAATCCCAGATGTACTTGAACTTGAAGAGTACTTGGCTTCTAAGGAGGATTAATTAATGGCTGGAAACTTAAGCGATTATCTTGAAGTAAAACTTCTGGATCATTTTCTAGGAACAACAACTTATACCAAACCGACAACGGTTTACTTGGCGCTTTATACAGCTGCCCCGACAGATTCATCGGCAGGAACAGAGGTTTCTGGTGGATCATACGCAAGAAAAGTAGCCGCATTCAATGGCGCAGCATCTGGTTCAACAGTAAACACTTCCAATATTGACTTTACTGGAATGCCTGCATGCACCGTTGTTGCGATTGCAGTCACTGACGCACTTACAAGTGGAAATATTCTTGTATACGGTCCTCTAACTGCAAACAAATCACTTGATGCAGGAGACATTCTTAGAGTCAGCGCAGGCGACCTAAGTATTTCTATCAACTAATTAGGGGGTTGCTTTGTTAAGAAGAGAATTCGCTGGTGGTGTTTTAAAGACACAGTTGACAGCAAATATATCAAACTCAGCAACATCAATTATAGTTGTTGACGGAACAACTTTCCCTTCTGGCTCAACAAACCCTTTTGTAATTGTAATTGGAAGAGGGACCATTACGGAAGAAAAAATTCTTTGTTCTTCAAGAGCGGCAAATACTTTTACCGTTTCTTCAAGAGGTTATGATTCAACAACTGCAGTAGCGCACACAGCGGGCGAAATCGTTGACCATGTGCTAGACGCAACCACAATTCAGGATATGAACACTGTGACAAATGATACAAGCATTATTGCTTGGATGAGGTTCTAATGGCTAACTTAACACCAAAAACTCTATACATTGGTAGTGACAATGCAATGAGTGTATACACACTAAGCAACAATGCAGGAAGTTATGCAATTGTTAAAAATATTAATATTTGCAACACTGGAAATAGCACACTTTTGTGCAATCTTCACCTAATACCAGCGGGTGGATCGGCTGGTGCAAACAATAAAGTTTTAAGCAACTTTACTGTTCTAAGCGGAGAAACTATTTCTTATGACTCAGCACTTGTTGTTAATGCTGGTGCTTCTATATATGTTAATTCAAGCGTAGCAACTTCAACTTTTACAATTAGTGGTGTTGAGTATATAGCTTAATTTTCTTATTAACTCAACCTAATATATACTGGTTAAGTGAAAAGATTAAGATTTAAAAAAGGCTCATGGATATTAATACCTGTAATTATACTTGCCCTCTTTGCATCCCCCGCCAAAGCGGAAAACCTAATAATCACAGAGCCAACAGATGTTTGGTTTGATTACAGCGAGACAACACAGTTTATAGCGCAAACCTACATGATTACTGGGTATAACTCAGACCCGATGTTGTGGCTATACAACGAAGCAGGAACTTTGCTTTATAGCATTGACGACTCCATTGGCTTGCAGTCGTACATCTCTATGGAAGTACCTGCTGGTCGTTATAGACTAAGGGCTGGTATTTGCTGTGGAAACCCTGATGCTTGGCATACAAATCAAGGGTGGAACTTGCGGTATGAACTGAGCTTCAATGGTGTTGGGTCTACTCAGACCACTTCCACAACATCCACGACAGTGGAATCAACCACAACTACTTCTACAACTTCTACAACGGTAGAGCCAACTACCACAACATCGACAACTTCTACCACGACCACCACAACATCCACAACCACAACGACAGTGGTACCGACCACAACAACATCTTCAACTACAACCTCCACTACAACTTCTACAACAACTATAGCACCCGAGCCTGAAACGACTACAACGACAGTTGAGGAAGTTGTCCCGCCTCCTGTTGAGACACTTCCAACAGAAAACACCACTGTTTCAATTCCTGAGCTAGAAACTGTCACTACAACCACAGAAGCGCCTCCAACAATAATTGAAACAATATTTGAGCCAGTTGAAACTCCGGTTATTGATACAACACCTGTTGAGATACCTGAAGACCCAACACCAACAATTGAGGTGTCTCCGGAAGTTCAAGAAACTGTAGACACTGCGGTTGCAGATATTTTTGATGCACCTATATCCAATGCAAACCTTGCAAATGCCGTTGACGACTTAGTAGCAGATGCCGGAACTCCTGAAGAACTTACGGCAGTAGTTAGTTCTCTTCTTAACCAAGAGTTGACCGATTCACAGTTCTCTACTGTTATTGACTCTGTGTTTTCCGAACCATTGTCTGATGAAAACTTCTCGGCTGCAGTGGAAGCGGTCTTTGATGATACATCTAAATTAAGCGCAGACCAGTTTGAAGCTGCTGTTAATGCAGTCTTCTCTGAGCCGTTATCTGAAGAGCAATTTTCTGCTGCTCTTGATTCTATTTTTGATGAACCAATTTCGGATGAGAAATTTGCATCGGTTATTGATTCTGTATTAGATACGCCATTATCTGACGAGCAATTTGAAGCGGTTGTTGGGATCTTGGAGTCAGACTCTGTTTCTGAAGAGCAGGTGTCTAATGCTGTTGACAGTGTTTTGGAACTTGGTGTTACAGAAGATCAGGCAACCGACCTTGCTACGAGCGCAAAGGTTTTGGAAAGTATTGATGCAGATCAGGCTACAGAAATCTTCCAAGAAATTGCTGTTGAGAATCTTACTTCAGCGGAAGAAGCTGCTCTTGTTGAGACACTTACCGATGCCCCAACTGAAATCAAAGAAGCCTTTGAGGGAGAGATTGACATCTTCGGAGAAGGTCTTGATGATTATGTCCCTACAGGCTCTAGAATTGATGTAGAAGCAAGAAGAGCACTCATTGCAGTAACAGCAGTTGCAACAACGCTTACAAGCGCTCCTGCGCCTTCTAGCGGAGGTTCTGGACCATCTAGTGGCGGACCATCAGGAGGCGGAAGCCCATCAGGAGGCGAAGGTTCAAATAATGATCGCAAATCAGGGCGATCAAGGAGGAAATAATGTTTAAGAAAATTTTAAACGAACTCCATGCTTTGGCATGGACACTATCTGGAGGTGTAATTGTTTTAATTACATTATCCGGAAAAACACAAACTTATGGACTATGGCTAACTATTGCTGCCTTTACTGTTCACATGTTTGGCGTTTTAATTAAAAAGGAAGATTAATGTCTAAAGTAAATAATATTTTATTAAGAATACTTGCTGTATTCGGAGCATCGGGTCTTGGAGTAATTGGAGCTGGTGCTATCGCTGGAGTCAACCTCCCCCAAGCCATCTTTATGGCTGGGATTGGCGGAGTCGCTAAAGTTGTTGAGGGTCTAGCTAGTGCCTTTCTTGATGATGGCAAACTAGATGATGATGAAATCTCTGCTGTCTTTGGTGGAGTAAAGACTCAGCCTAAAAATAGTGAATAAGGTATAATGTTAACATAGTGATTAAATGTCACAAAGGAGATTATATGATCAAAATTACAGAACAAAATAAGGCAATGCTTGCCTCATACGCAAGAAGCGTACTCGGTGCGGGTGTTGCAGTTTATGCTTCAACAGGAGACATCAAGATGGCAGCAAATGCTCTATGGGCAGCAGGTCTTCCTGTTATCATGCGTTACCTGAATCCAAACGACAAGGCATTTGGAAAGACTAAATAATGGCTCGTAAGTATTCCTACTATCCTAGTTTTGATGGTAAA